CCAATATATTTTATTGCTTCTTGCGACAAATCAAACCCACCATAACTAGAATTAATAACTACTTTCATAACCTTATTCCTCGATGTTGATTTACATTTTCCGCAAACAGTTCCTAGCTCGTCTATATTTCCATCTTCTACCATAGACTCTGTAATACGTTTACAAATACAGACGTACATTTAACCCTGACATGACGCACAATCCTCTTGCGAAGCAAACTCCGCAGACACACCTCCTAATAAATCTTGTCCACTCGGTGTTTCTGCATAATCTTTCATTGTATGTTGCTCAATTTTTTTAGATACCAATTCCGTCTTACTCGAAGTTTCGGTTCTCAGATAATATAGGGATTTATTACCCTCTTTCCATGCATTATAATGTACTTCATGAAGATACTTCTTATCCACCCCCGCAGGAAAGAATACATTAAGCGATTGTGCTTGACAAATATATTTAGCTCTCTGTCCTCCAAGACGAACAATAGCATTCTGATCAATCTCTATTGCTGTTTTGAATACTTCCTTTTCATGATCACTTAAAAATTCAAGATGCTGAACCGAACCATTATTTGCAATAATAGAATTCCAAATTGAGTCGTTGTTTTGCCCCTTTCCCGATAACAACATTTCAAGATATTTATTCTTAATTAAATGGGAACCTGCTCGGGTTCTATGTACAAATGCATTTGCTTTAATGGGTTCAATAGATGGTGATGTTCCTGCAATACTCGAAGAATTGGCATTAGGAGCAATCGCCAATAGATTAGCATTACGTCTACCTGTACCTTTCATATCAGGACATTCCCCACGTTCTTCGCCTAATATTTCAGACATAGCTACTGCACGTTCTTTAATAAGAGAGAATACTTCTTCATTTAATTCAGCAGCTGCTTGGGATTCAAATGGTATAGATTTCTTCATTAATAGATTATGCCAACCCATTGCCCCTATACCAATTGATCTTTCTTGTTCTGCAGAATATTTTGCTTTAGATATCTCGTCAGGTGCATTATCGATAAAGTATTGAAGTACATTGTCTAAGAATAACGTAAGATCCTGTACCAATAGGGAATCTTTCCATTCATCATACATCTCTAGGTTTAATGATGACAGGCAACATACAGCAGTTCTTTCTTCATTCGTTGGTAATGTAATCTCAATACAAAGATTAGAACCCCTAGAGAATAAACCTTTATCCTTTTGTGTTTGCGGATATGCCTCGTTTGCTTTATCAATGAAATAGATATAAGGTTCACCTGTGCGATAACGTGTTTCTAGAAGTGTTTCCCATAGTTCACGCGCCATTACAACTTCTGATACCTTTTTTGTTTTAGGATCAACTAAGTTCCAACGAATACCTTGTTCTACAGCTTCCATAAATGCATCAGGTACATTAACTCCGTGATGGAGGTTCAGACACTTTCTATTAACATCACCGGTAGGTATTCTCAACGACATGAATTCCATAATGTCTGGATGTGATATATCCATATAAGCAGCATATGAACCCTTACGAGTTACACCTTGTTTATACGCAGTCATATCAGCATCAACAGTATGGAGGAAAGGGATTGGACCTGGCGCTATATTTGATACAGATCGAACATCGCTCCAATGACCACCTACACCTCCACCTTTAACAGATAACCATCTTAGTTCTGATGTATGATCTATAAGACCTTCAAGTGTATCTGGTACATATCCAAGAAAGCAAGAGATAGGAAGACCTCTAACTTTCTCATCCTTCTCTGGTGCATTAGATAAAATAGGACTGGAGAACATGAACCAGTTATTTATCACATACTTGTAAATTCTCTTAGCGAGGGCTTTGTCCCCTCCAGAGAATGCGTATGATGTTCTTTTAAATGCTTCTTCAGGTTTTTTTTCATACTCCTTCATGTAATAATCCTTGAGCAGTTTCAGGGATTGTTCACTTAGTTCCATTATTTTCCCCGTCTATAGGATTCCATAATACCTCATCTTTAAGCTGTTGAAGGGAACTAGAATATTCGAGATCTTTAACTTTAACTTTAAGTTCATCGTTTTCTCTTTCTAGGTCTTGAATTTCTTCATTTTTATTCATTTCGTTCTCCATTTTATTTAGCGACAGTTAATAAATAATCTTTATATCTATTTTTATCATATTTCGTGAAATATTTTAATAATGAATTATAATTTTTAACTTTATAATTCATTAGCGGCCATAAATAATGTTCCATCTCCTTATCGAATTTTTCAGAAAAATGTACCATTGAATCTAGAATTGTGAGCGTTTCTATTGAGACATTAGTTTGTAATAATAAAGGGATTTGATTCTTCTCAATCACAAATAAATCGTTAAACGAATCTGTAGTATCCATTAATCTGGAAATATCATTTTTGAAATTATAAAATAAACTTTCAGTTTTTCCATTCCAAACTTTCAATTTATCTTCAGACATTTCGGATAAATGCATTCTTGCCACATGATCCTTTGATGTTGAGGTATAAATTATATTAGATAAGATGTATTTGAGATATTCAAGGGGTTTGTATTGATTAGACAACCGTTGAAATAATACTCTATCCTTTCTATTAATATAATGTTCCGATTTATAAAAACATTTATTCTGCTTCAACATTCTAAGAAAATCAAATTTGTCATTACCAAAATGCGCTCTTAACCCTATATAATAATTACAAGCTATCCACTCATTCCAATTCCCGTTCATAGCGGTAGTTCTGGTTTTTTCTTAACACATCTAAGTTTTGATGCTTCGTAGTATATTTTCTCCTTTATATTTGGGGTTAACATTTTAACAACCGATTCCATTTCAATTTCATTTTTTTCTGCATACCAAGTTATAGTATCTATAAGACTTAGCGTGTGTTCTTCTGATAGGATTTCAATTGTTTTCGAAAATTCTTTCGCCGTCTTTAGCACTGTGTTCTCCTTTTATTTTTAATCACAAGAATGACATCCCTTACATGGCTTACATGGCTTCACACGATCTAATAATAAAACCTTTAATTCATCAGATCTTAATGATAATTTATATCCACGAATTGATATAATAATTGGATCCCCCAAAGGGGCAAAACGATCAATTACAAATTCCGTTCCGGGTGTTAATCCCATAGCCAACAGACGATTACGATATGCTCTACCAGCATTGTCGAATCCAGTAACACGAAAATGATCTCCAATTTTTAATTCATTCTTTTCTTCCATTATATAATATATTCTCGGAGTTGTAAACTTTATTTCCCAACTTTCATTTTAGCTATGAGATACGATTTAATAAATCCAGATCTAACAATATCATTGAGACCGAATTCTATACATTTAAATTCTTCCATCAAATTTAAAATACTGAGTAGAATAGAAAACCCCTCTGATTCGGAATTTTTAAGATCTGTTTGATCAATATCCCCAGCAAAGATAATTTTAGAATCTTGACCAACTCTTGTAATAATAGAATTAAGTTCCCAGAATGTTAAATTCTGAGATTCATCAACAATTATGATAGAGTTATCAAGGGTGATACCTCTTAGAAACGATGTGCTTAAAAATTGTATAGTTTCTTGATCAACAAGTCTATTGTACAGGGAAGAAAACTCAGAATCCGATTGTTGCTTGAACATATATTTGACCATATTCTTATATGGGGATTGATATAATTCAGATTTTTCCTCTATAGTTCCAGGAAGAAAACCGACATCTCTGGTTGGTACAAGAGAACGAACTATGTATACTTGTTTCTTATTTTCTAACGCCTCCTTGAGAGCTAGATATAATGTGATAAACGTTTTCCCCGTTCCAGCAGAGCCGTATAAGAAAAGATTTTTATGTTCTTCATATGCCTTCACAGTTTCTTTTTGTGCATTTGTGATGGGCACTATTTTTATTAAATTTTGTTCGGTGACTGTCATTTTCTTTCTCGATGCCAATTTAATTGTCCTTTAGTTAATTTCCATTGTCGCCTTTGGCGACTTCCTTTTAACTTCCTTTAGTATATCCTTAAATTCATTTGGTGTATTTTTTAACGATGAACCAACACCAGTAACTATTTTGGGCGATCCTATAATTTGAACATATTCTCCCGAAGCAACCAATTCTTCCATTCTAGATATTGGTAAAAATACTTCAGAAATAATTCCGGTTTTAATTTCTCTTAATGTATATGTCGGCATTATACTTTACGATATTCTAAGTTCCAGTCAAATGCTTCCCTTACCACATTATCTGATAATTTATATTCTTTATGTAAACCCTTATCTTTAGCTAATATCAATAACTTCGCTTCAGTTTCGTGGAGGGATTCGAGTAACTCAATAAACATTTGCTCTCGTTTTGGTTTCTTGAGAGAATCGTTACCACCTTTAACAAAATGATATAATGTTGATATCTCCGTGAAAAGAAACTTATGTGATCCATCCCCGAGTTTAAAATCCTTTTTATTGTATGGCACATCACCCTCCGGTAAAAGCCATACAATACTTGGATCATAAGAAGACTTCACCAACGATCTGAGTTCGGGAGAATCAAACTCACGAAGAAGTTTAATTTTCTTATCTTTAGTTTGTCCGTTTCCAGCTTTCTTTAACATTTCGTGCATTGTATATTTCATTATATTTCCTTTAAAAATTGTCAATTTTAGATATAAATTCTTTAAATCTATTTTCAATAAAATAATTTAATAATTTTGATTTTTTATGTATTACAGAGTTCGCATAACTTTCAAGTACAGTATTCTCAATTTCTTTTGGTATTTTATCAAAATCAATTAATAATTCATTTCTCTGAAAATTTCTGAGCATAGTCTCATCACAAAACTCTTTTGGATCTTTACCAAACCAAGAGTCCAATTTCTTTTTGGTAATTGGCGCTTGTCTTCCACCCTCAACAAAAATATTATCTGCAGATAAAAAGTTTGGTATACCGTCACCCTTATCACCCCTGATAATATGCTCTCTCAGATAATTAGAAGGAGATCCTGTCGGTTTAACTTGCTTTTTGGTAATTGGGGAATATTGTGATATCCAGTTATACCTTTGAAGTTGAAAATAATCTTTATCCGAAGATATGATAAGACTTTTATCTTGAATATGCTTAGACAAAATACCTATTACATCATCCGCCTCAGCATTTTCAACTTCAATACATTTAAAGGGGAAATGATTATTTAAATCTAGTTTGGTTGCGTCTATAACTTTAAATATAGCTGGCCAATCTATTTTCGTTTCCTCTTTTCTGGACTTTCTACGACTTGCTTTATAATATTCGAATACAGATCTTCTCCAATTCTTTTTCGAATCAAAGCATAATATCACATCACCATATTTTCTCTTATTCTTCATGTAAGACAAAAGGGTAGAATAAATCATAAATTTATATTTATTTTCGTCTAACTCGTCATTATAAGACAGATATACCATTGCATTGGAAATAAACATCTGACTTGCATCAATATAGATCATATCATTCCTCTATAATTTCATCAACATCTAAATTATCACTGCTGCAAAACGGGCAGTGTTTAATTGCATATACTACTGGATCAAGTGAATGTGATATTTTAAAACTAGCATCACAAGAATCACAGAGATAGTAGCTATTTAAATCCTCCATTATATTCTCTTCCATTCCGTTAATTTTAATTTAGCTCTCATTCCACAATATATATTATCGTTTATAATATCATGAATTTTGGCGCCGTTTAATACATATTCATTGATATCTTTACCAATTATTTCATGGGGTATTAAAGAGATCCTAAATCCGAGATTAATAAATTTTTCAATATTATTAATAATAGTTTTGTTTCTTGGTTCCTTGTCGGGTATTAAAATGCATTTTTCTTTGGGGGCTACAGACTCTACTCTAGATAAATTCGAATTATTTACAGCAATTGAATTCCCCAGAAACATAGAATCTATGGCACCTTCTACAATATATATATCCTTTTTTAAATCGACTTCGCGAAGTCCGTAGAAGAGTTGTTCCTCTGTGTAAGAAACATTTGCATATCTCAATCCACTCGAACTCAGAGCTCTTCCAGTAAATCCAGTTAACTTACCATCCATATTATAATATGGAATAATAAGTCTTTCATCTTTTATATTTGACCGAGAGTCTAATTTATTAAACTTATCTATATAGAAAAGAGAATCGTATTTTTTCTTAGGGATTTTTCTAGATTCCACATATTTTATAGCGATATGATTTGAGGGGAGTTCAGACAAAGAAATCGCAGATTTTTTAAGAGGGTTTGTGTTGAATATGGGCTTCGAGAATTCGAACTTCTCAATATTCGGTTTCCTCACATCTTCCGTGGATTTAAATTTTTCAAAATAATATTCCTTCGAAAGATTAGTATCAATCTCATCGATAAGGGAATAAAGGGATTTGGATATGTTACAATTATGACAGTAATAGAATGACTCTTGCTTTTTTTCTATTATCCATCCCCGAGCCTTGGTTTGAGATTTCTGCGAATCCCCACAAAAAGGACAACGGAAATTGTACTCACTTATAGATTTTTTCTTAAATCTATCGAGTCTCGGCGATAGGAGATTAATATATTTTAGATCAATATAGTTCATAATGTAATTATACCACAAAAACTTTGAGTTGTATAACGAAAAAAGACGATTTAAATCGTATATAGATCAGTAAGTTATAACACCTATATTTGTTCTATACACGATTTCCTTGTGATTAAGGGGATTATACCTCCTTAATCGTAAAACTAGCGTTTAAACGAATTTAAGAAAGAATAGATTTCATGACCTCAACAAATCCAACAGACTGCAGTAAATACGTCAAAGCTCCACCATACGCAAGCCATTTAAGCTGTATCAAAGTCAGATTGATAGAAGATATAGACTCTGCCATTTTAACGGTGGAATCATGAAGTTCTTTGATATCTTCTTCATGCTGCTCTAATATCCATTCATGACGATCCATTCTTCTATCTGGGCAAGATGCATCCCCTTTCTTGTCCGCCATATCAATCGGTCTCGTTTTTACCGGCATCCCAGTTTTTATCAACCCAATTAAAAAATTTCACCCTTTCTTTATCACTCAAATCTTCAACATCTTTTATTTTGAATTTTTTCATTGCTTTCTTAAAGAATGCTTCATATTCCTCTTCATTGACAACTTCTTCTTTTATACCCCATTTTAGCAATCTAGCCTTCATGAGTTTTTCTTGCTCTTTGAGTTTACGTTCCTTGATACGCCTCATAACAGATTTGAAATTTTTAGATCTACCATCCATCTTCATTACATTATCTTTCTTTGCAATTTTTCCATCACCAATATTATTTGTTGGTGCATCTTCGACTAACGGCATACCGGCATATTGTTTTTTTCTGGTCTTAACTATTTTCAAAGTAGACTTATCTTTAATATTCATTGGTGGTCTTTCCGCACTACGAATCGAATCTTTTGCATCAGATTCATCAGATGCCATAGCAACCACTTTATTATCATCATCAGTATCTATAACAATCCACGGAAATTTTGCTTCATCTAGATCTTCCTTAAACCAATCTTCCTTTTCCATTGCAGATAAAGCCTTCTTTACATCAGCATCAGAAATATCTTTAGCCTTAATAATCTTAGCAGCTCTTTCTGTGTCTTTTTTAAAGTTTTGAATTCCAGAGGCTTGTCTAATACCTAGAAAATCATTGATTAATGCAAACTGACCTTCTGGGCCAAGATCCGATACTTTATGCTGTTCTCTTAACGATACTTCGTCCATATTCTCTTCCTTTAATAAGCATAATGCTTCTGTTAATGTTAATTTATTTATATTTTTTGTTAATTCGTCATCAAATTTACCAGTTTCAGAAATATATTCAACGAGTAGGTTATATTCATCTTCCTTCATATGTTCTTTTAATAAGAACAATGCTGCGGCATAAGTTCCAAGTTTGGATTTAACCAATGGGATCTTAGATAGAATTCTTTTGAAATTAAATACCATTCTATGAAGCATAGTATACGCATCCTTTTCTTCGGACGAGGTAAGTTTCTTTGTTTTTATTCTTTTCCCGTCGCCATCAATTATACCAAGTTTAAATGCTTCTTGATCTTCCCACGGTACAGTTAATATCCTTAGAAATCGATATGTTGCAAATAAATCAATATATTTGCCTTCTGTTATAGTATTCATATTTTCTCTAATTCTTGTAAAATATCATAATCAGGAACAACCGAAACCATTTCATCTGGACTTAAATATCCAAGATATATTAAAACCGATTTAAGTTGTCCCCAGTGTTTGGTGTTCGTATGGTAAAATAATAAAGCTCTAACACCCTCAGTGGTAAATGTATTCTGTAGAATTATAACGGTGTTTAATATCAATCTGTGATTAAGATTTACCGAATTTAAAAGTTTATTCATTACCTTAAACTTTTTATAATCTTCTTCGAATTCATCTTCCCCTTTAAGAGCGGGGTTAGAATAATGTTTAATAGCAAACATCACAACATTCTTGCTATTTAAATTTTCAAACATTATACTATAGTGACACCATTGTTAGAAATAATCGTCCAATTTCCACCAGTGAAAAGTAATAGTAACGAATCGCCGACAGAATTAAATACTGCTGATGTGCCATTAATAAAGTTAGTAGGTGTTATGGTAGCAGAAGCGCCAACATTAGCAGTCATTACGATGAATTTCAATTGGCCAGCCCCTCCATCAATCAGAGATGATGTTATATCAGACGTTCCGATACTAATTAAACTAATCACCTTTTCAATGTTTATAACACCAGATGAATCAACAGTTTCCGGTGCTTGAGATAAATTTAATAATCCTGGAATATTTTTAAAAAGATTACCAATCTTTAGTTTCTTATTAATAGGATCACCTAACGGATCATCGATTACATGAAGAAGATCTTCAGTCTCAATAGACGTTTCAATATCAGTTAATTGTGTTATTTTTTTATTTGCCATGTTTTTAAACCCTCTCAGGAATTGTTATGCTGGGACTCAGCTCAAGTGTTTTATTTATTTATATGAAGATAACCATTCATTAAATGATTTTATATTCATTTCATCTTTAAGGATATCGAATAACTCTTGACCCTTTTTAAATCGAGGTGGAAGTCCTTTCTTAAATGATTCAAAATCATTACTTGATACTGCCGCTCTCATTTTGGAAGCAGACATACCCTCAACCCCCTCGGCATCTGGATCACGATCCCCTGCAGAAACAACATCCACCTTTTTGAAATCATAGAATCCATGCCTCTTTCCATCAACCCCATTATATTGAAGAATGAGTTTTTTGAAGTCGGAGATTCTGTCAGAACCAACAACCATTTTTACTTCCTCATATCCTTCATCATGAAACTTAACTAAAATATCAAATACATTAGCTACAGAATCATCCATAATATAAAGCGAATGTTTTGGAAACATTAATCTAGAATACTTAACCTTATCTTTGAATGATAGGGGATTCTTTTTCTTATCATGGGATTTAGAGAGATACAATCTATATCCACCAGATCCAGAATTCTTTTTCAGAGCATCTAATAATTTACCATGACCTGTGGTCGGTGGGTTCAATCTTCCAAATGAAAATGTTATATTTTTCATTACTTATTCCTTTTATTACCTATGGAGTCACCATACGCAACAGCCAAAGGGAGTAATTTAAGAAGGGGTAAATTGATTTTTAGGACATTGAGTTTCATATTCCTATCTAATAATATAGCAGACAGAAATCTATGATGACCATCAATAATACGATTATCAGACGATACGATTAATATTTTAGAATTTAATAATTTTATAGTTCCATCTACACCGTTCTTGGCTATGGTACCAAGCCCCTTATCAAAATATATTTGATCTTGAATTGGAGTTAAATCTTTTGCTGCGATCTTATCTCGAGTGACACTTACAACATCATCAACTTTATCACCATCATTCTTTTTTAATCCAGCCTCTAAAAATTTACTAGCCTTATCCCCAGAGAGTCCTTCGGGAAATGGGTTTGATTGATTGGTGTCTTTGGAAAATGGTTTAGTTATATCAAGTTTACCCTTACTTAATCTCTTTTGAAATTTATCAACATCCTTCGAGGTTATAACTGGCATATCCTTTCTTTTGGTAGAACCTTTATATGCGAGTTTTTGTGCTAGGACATAATTCTTATCAAAATCTGGAATATCTTTATCTAAATCCGGAAGTTTAGATAATGCGTACTCTCTTGCATCTTCAAGAGAAGTGGTAATGACTTCAAGGCTACCAGCAGCTGCTCCACCCTTCTTCTTTTCCGAAATATATTTTTTAAATCCCTTCATTTTTCCCATCCCTTAATTATATTTGGATTAAAATTATTCGAAGAAAATTCCATGCGATCTACGAGTTTGACAGCATTACCATCTCTATTAATAGCAACGTATCCCTCAGTGCCCGTAACCTTAAATCCATTTTTAGTTTTTACAAATGTTGATATATCAGAAACCTTGTCCATTTTGGTGATAAGTATTTCTTTAGCATCAACTAAATAATTTTGAAGTTCAAACATTAACCTCAAATTAGTTTTATTGGAAGATGAAAAGAATTCAAGAGTCTTATCTCTTGCTGCCGCCTTTCTCTCTTTACCCTTTACCGACTTGAGTTTATCAATCTGTTTCTGGTATTTTCCATTTATCCAATCTATTAGATCAGATGTATGCTTCTTGGTGTCGGTGATACGTTCCTGACTTCTAACCTTAGTGTTGTTAAATGTATTGATGAGAAGATTAATTTCAGAATCCTGAGCAACTAATTTTAATGTTGATGATGAGATTTTTCTGAATATTTTACCCGCAGAAGATAAATGTGAAGTAACTAAATCGGTTTCATCCTTTGTCATTGTGGCAGTACCACTTAAATCCTCTAGATCAGCAGTTCTCATCCAAACTGATTTAGTTTTATTTAACTTTGATATATCAATTAAGAATGATGCCGACATATCCTCAAAAGAAGATCCTGTATATTTTGTATGCCAAACAACCCCTATTTTCGATTGAATGATCGGATCAGCTTGATCAAATGGAACTGCATAGACTATAGTATTTGGGTGAAATGTAATATATGAATCACCATCAATTCTCTCCTTTTTGAGATCAGATTTGGTAAACATAATATCACCCTGAAGAACACCTTTGATATTGAGTTTCTTCAATTCTGTATATGCAATTTTTAATTTGGTAGATAAATCCCCAGAAGTATCATCATCAATATCAGAATGTGATTTATAAACTTTCGGATTCTTATTAAAGATACCTTTCTTTGCTACAAAAAACTCTCCGTCCGTAGGATCTATTCCGGCAAAAACAGCAGGCGCTCCATCCCATTTTACTGTTACGGAATGGGATGTATTCGAATCACCCTTCAACATATCTCTCAGAGATCTAAGAGCATTAATAGCATCTCGCGTACCATCAACCCCACCATCAAGAACTAAATCCTCAATGTGTGTCATGTGGGTATTTTTGGCTTCTTCTAACTCAAGAAAATTAGAAGAATGGACTTTGAAATTCATCATGACGCTCTGTTCTTTTTGACCTTTAATATTTCAGATTTTTTTACTACCTTCATTAATTTCTTAGATAGTTTTGCTATAGCACCTTTCTTCTTATCTAACCTCTTCTCAATCTGAGATTTCTCAACATCAGAAAGACTCGACCATGTTTTATTTCCGGTCATTTTTTTGGTGAAAACTTCCTTAGCCTTTTTATGAGCTTTAGATTTAATTTTTTCTGGTGAAGCAATTTTTAATGCGGATCTCGCTTTCTTCAATTTTGTAGAAGATTTTTTAGCTAATTTCGCCATGTTACGAGACATTTTTCTTCTCGTTTCTTTAGATATAAACTCATCTAATTCAACTTCAGACATAGTATTGTTCCCTATTAATATCTAGATCTAGTTTTCTTGAGTCGGCGACTTCTCTCTTTATCTACTTTAACAGTTCCCTTTTTAATCTTGTCTGCGTGTTTCTTAGCTTTAATTGCTGCCTTTTTACCACCTGCAGTTTTTGCATATTTCTTACGTTTTTTAGCATCAGATACCCTATCGGCGGCAGTTTTCTTTTTAGGTAATTCTTTTTCTTCTAATGATTTGATTAACTCAGAATAAGTTAACATGATAAACTCCTATAATTAATGTACTAAACTATTTATAATAATTAAAAGTTTATATAACAAATCCTGAGTATTGAGATTTTTCTTTTTGTGAATTAGATTGCGTTGAAACTAAACCGTCCTGGGCCTTAGCCTCTAGATCATACAGTCTCATTTTTGAACGGTCGATTCCAACTGTAAACCTTTTATAATAAGATACATCATTATATCTATTTTTCAATTGTTTGATCATAATCTGATTCATTTCTTCAAGATCCTCAGTTGATATGAGAGCCAACATAAGATCGACTGTAGCAGGGAGTCCAAATGATTCTGCAGTATTAGTCAGATCGATATCCGCATCACCAGCACCAGATCTGTTAACCTGTGTTGCGGTGACAATTGGTAGATTCTGTATAACACTTAACCCTCTAAGTTCCTCTGCAATGCTCTTAATAATTGTATATGAATTATGATTAGACCCCGCCTTGAATCTCTTAGATGTGCAGAGATTTATATAATCCACAAAAATGATATCAGGTTTAAATGATTTCTTTATTCTAAGTTCATCTAGAAGATGTTCAAAATGACCAACATGAGCAGATGATGTTGGATATTCTTTAACAATTAATTTACCTTGACATTTCTTTTTAACCTTATCTATCCTTGCATCGAACTCAAATTTATTAAGTTTCGGAACATCTACTATACTAACATCCATTAAATTAGCATCAATTCTTTCTGCGATTCTTTCTTCGGACATTTCTAAGGTTATATACAATACATTAGATCCTACTTCCATAGCTGATGCAGCCTGATGACACATAACTAGAGATTTACCGACACCAGTTCCAGACATCCAACAGAGAAGTGATTTATTTGGCAGACCACCCTTCGTAATTTTATTAAGAATATCTATATCAAATGGTATTTTTTCCTCTTTCCTGTGATAGAAATCGAATCTATCTTCTGCCGAATCATAATAGTCATGACCGACATTAGAATCAAAAGAAACAGCTAAAGCATCAGATAATATAGAAGGTAATGCATCTGGTGTTAAATCTTTCTCCTTTCCATCAATAATAGAAATGGATTTCAGTACCGCATTATATACGGATCTATCTTTACAGAATTGCTCTGTTTCATTAACCAACCAGTCTACATCAACTTCAGATGGAGAAATAGAATTAATGTGGTTTATTAATTTAGAATGTACATCATCCGTTATATTATTTCTTTTATTGATCCCTATAATCAGAGCTTCTTTGGATGGAATATTAGAATATTCACCTACATAATTATGAATTTCCCTAAATATTTCCCTTTCTATATGTCCTTGGAAATATTCTTCCTTAATAAAAGGTATTACCTTTCTAAGAAATACCTCATTCGTTATCAGGTTTTTGATTATCGTTTCTTCTATCATCTTTACTCATACTTTTATCAATTTCTTGTACAAGGATATCCCCCATAATAATTTCGAATTCTTCCGAATCTTTATAATCTTTATTCCCTGGATTATTAAGAACCTCAAAATCGAATGTTAAAACCGGTGGATCATCCTCAGAGAATCCAACATCACCATATATATAAATTATACCATCAAAATTCCCACCTCTCAGTTTAATGCCAGTTCTATCTGGCACATTTTCATTTTCAACATACGAATATTCTTGTTTCATTTATATTATACCACAATCTCTAATTATTGTAAACTAATGAAGGAAGAATTTATGTGGGCAATCAGTTTTTAAATTTAAAATTTCAACAGATTTCTGTGACGCAGGTTCTTTAACCCCCTTTCGTTCTCTCCACATTAAATCTAGTTTATACCCAAATAATTTAAAATCTTCGTATTTGATGCACAGCATCCATCCTGTATTTTTATCGTTCTCATTTCTTTCTGGTAATGTTAATACTCCATTTACTTTAGTATATTTCATATCTTACCTCTTTCCTGCTTGGAGCCACCCTACTTCTGCTAAGCGAACCCAATCGTGTTTAACATCATCCGTAAAATGATGATGTATTAATAATACAAATACCCAGAGAACCAATAGAAATATTATTAGTATCCCCGCTGCGTACATGATTATTTTTTTGATAACTAATCCAGCATTTGTATATACCCTATAGAGAATTTTTCCTCTACATATTCTGAGAAATTTGTATCTTCAAAGATTGGTTTCCAAAACTCTTCATTGAGGGTATCCTTTTCTCTGAAATTTTTATCATCTGTTACTGTTGGTCGAGTGTACCAACCCACCTTGGGTTTAGTTACAAACCCCGATTCAACTGC